AAGACTACGTTCTGTTGCTTTCTTGCATCATCTTACATCAAGCAGAAGTTTAAGGTTACCTATTGGGCTAACGAAGAACCTGCAGGTAAAATTAAGCTACGGATTATCCAATCTTATTTTGAATTGACAAGAGAAGAAATGGTAATGCAAAAGGTTGCCTTGTTAGAAAGGTATCGTGTTGAGATAGAACCTTACCTGACAATCATGGACTCTGTTGGTACGTCTATTGAAGAGGTGGATGACTATGCCAAGCTTAACAAACCTGACATTATGTTTTGTGATCAGCTAGATAAGTTCAGAATAAGTGGTCAATATAATCGTGGTGACGAGAGACTTAAGGAAACTTATGTGACTGCAAGAGAAATTGCTAAGCGAAATCAACTACTTATATGGGCAGTTAGTCAGGCTAGTTATGATGCCCATGATCGTCAATTTATTGACTACTCCATGCTTGACAATTCTAGAACAGGTAAGGCAGGTGAAGCTGATGTAATCATAGGCATAGGTAAGACAGGATCAAGTGAAGTTGAAAATACTATGCGACATATCTGCATATCTAAAAATAAAAATAATGGGTGGCATGGTATGATCAATGCCCAGATAGATGTACATAGGGGTGTGTACTATTGACCTATAGACATGGTGACATTGGTGTGGATGGTCGTATCTTTTGGTCATACAATGTAAAGTCTAAGCATGGAGAAGATTGGAGATCAAATGATCAATTCCATAAAACGAAACAAGAGAGAAGAGATAGGACATCAAGACTTAGAAAGCAAAGAAAGAGATGGTTAGGTTATATAAAGATGAAGTGTGGTTGTCAGATATGTGGGTACAAGAAACACCCATTAGGTTTGCAATTTGACCATCTTAAAGATAAACACAAGAGTGTATCTAGCATGAGAACTTATAGTTTAAAGACTTTGATGTTGGAGATAAGAAAGTGTAGAGTGCTTTGTGCAAACTGCCATATGATAGAAACTTTTAAGGATAGGTAAAGATGAATGTATTAACGTTAGATGTGGAGACAACTCATAAAACAAAAGAATCAGGTGGCACTACTGCTTTGCCTTACTTTGGTAATAGGCTTGTATCTATCGGATATAAGTGGCTAGGTGAAGAGGAGGTAGGATACGATTTTGTATTTCACTCTGATCAAAGAGCCTGTGCAGACGATGGATGGTTTGAGAAAATACAAGATGAACTTAGTAGTGCTGATGTAGTAGTAGGTCAGAACTTTAAGTTTGATCTTACGTGGTTACGTGCATGTGGCTTTACTTATGATGGTCATGTGTACGATACTATGGTGGCTGAGTATATCTTAGCTAAGGCAAGACGTTGGTCACTTAGTCTAGACTCTCTTGCAAAACGATATGGTGTAACACCAAAAGAAAAAGATTTGGTTGCACCTTATTTAAAAGATGGTAAAACATTTTACGATATACCCTATGAGATTGTAAAAGAATATGGTATAGCAGACGTACTTGCTACAGAAGAAGTGGCAGTAAAACAACTTGAAGCCTTTGGCACAACATTTGGAGAATTATTTAATGACATTAGTACCGACACTAAAGCTTTCGCTTGAAATGACAAACGTTCTTACTCGTATTGAGATGAACGGACTTAAGATAAACTTGGATACCTTGTATGAAATTGAGAAAGAATACAATGAGGAATTATCCTATCTAGAAACAAAGTTGCAGTTGATGGCTAAGGAAGCTATGGGCGATACTCCTGTTAACTTATCTAGTCCAGATGATCGTAGTGTACTTCTATACTCACGTAAGGTAAAAGATAAATCTCTGTGGTCGGTGACATTTAATTTAGGGTTGGAGATCAGAGGTAATACATCTAAGCCTAAGCTGAGAACTCGTATGAAAAAGAATGACTTCATAAGAAACGTAAGAAACATGACTGACGTTGTGTACAAGACTGTAGGTCAACAATGTGCAGGGTGTCTAGGTCATGGTCGTGTCAGGATGGTTAACAAGAACGGACAACCAAGTAAAGTGCTTAGGGTATGTAAGCCATGTAAAGGTAAGGGTATTAGATACATGGATACTAACGAGGTGGCAGGGTTTAAGATAGTACCTCGTAATCCTAAAGACGTTGCATCTGCAGGATTTAAGACTGACAAGGTAACGTTAGAAGATAGATCAATTGAACTAAGTGGTGATGCCCGTGAGTTTTGTAGTTCGTACTCTAGATACAATGCCATACGTACTTACCTATCTACCTTTGTTGAAGGTATGAAGAACAATGTAGATGAGGATAACTTTATCCACCCTGAGTTTATGCAATGTGTAACTGCTACAGGTCGTTTGTCATCTCGCAATCCTAACTTCCAAAATATGCCACGAGGTTCTACCTTTGCCATACGTAAGGTAGTAGAAAGTAGATTCAAAGGTGGGTTCATACTTGAGGGGGATTACTCTCAGTTAGAGTTTAGGGTTGCAGGGTTCTTGGCTAAAGATGCCCAAGCTTATAAGGATGTATTAGATGGAACTGACGTTCACAACTACACTGCATCTATTATAGGGTGTAGTAGGCAGGATGCTAAGGCTCACACCTTTAAACCTCTCTATGGTGGTGTTAGTGGTACTCCTGCACAACAAGCCTACTACACGGCTTTTAAAGAGAAGTATGAACAGGTGGCTGAATGGCACAAGGAACTTGAAAAGGAAGCAGTCAAGACAAAGGAGATAAAGTTACCATCAGGTCGTGTCTATGCTTTCCCTGATGCTAAGTGGACTAATTGGGGTTCAGCTACAAATCGTACTGCCATATGTAACTACCCTGTTCAAGGGTTTGCTACTGCTGACCTGCTGCCAATTGCCTTAGTTGACCTAGATAAGGTTATGAGACAAGCTAAGATGCAATCAGTTATATGCAACACAGTACACGATTCAATCGTTCTTGACGTACATCCTGATGAAAAAGATCAGTGCATCAAGCTATTATCTGCATCAATGTTATCTATCTCTGATGGCTCGAAAGCTAGGTACGGCTTAGAATACGACATGCCTATAGGAATAGAATTAAAAATAGGTGATAATTGGCTTGACTTAGTCGAAGTTAATCAGTAAGGTTATATTACTGAAACCCTAATATAAAGGAAATGACATGGGAAATAATGAAATGACTACGATTGATAACGATATGGACAATTTAGTATCAGCGTTTAACGATGATGATACTTCTACACTAATGGAACTAACAGGACAAGCGAAAGCACAGTCCAATAACGCAGGTCTATCTAGACTTAACATTAACTACGACACAGAGACTGATGATGGGGTTGCCTTATCAAGAGGTCAATGGAAGATATTTGTCGATGGCGAATACTTGTATGCGAATGAAGTTTATATTCGACCTATCTTACGTACATTCGAGTGGAGTGTATATGATATGGAACAAGGAACTTTCTCTTGTAAGTCAGTACAGAAGCCTACCTTGTCAGGTGAGTTCCCTGATACAATGGCAGGTAATAAGTGTGGTAGATTACCTTATAAAGAAGAAGAGTTGTTGGCAGAGGATGATCCACTTAAGGTCAAGTCTCGTTCTGCTACATGTAACCAAGTTATATACGGACAGATCAATGGTAAGTTCACCAAAGCTACAGGTGAGAAAGTTGATATCACCGATCGCCCTTTCGTTTCATACTTTAAACGATCAGGGTTTAAACCAATCAGAGAATTTATTGACAGTCTAACTAGGCAGAAGAAGATAATGCAAAAGGTTGTCATAAAACTAACTACTGCTCGCATGAAAACTGGGTCAGTCACCTATTGGATACCAGTTCCTACTCTTCATAAATCAGTAGATGTCTCGGATGCAGACAAAGCGTTGATGAAGGATTTTGCTGAGACTGTAAAAGGTCACAACGAAAACGTTCTTAATCAGTTTAGAGAAGCTCAGAAACTCATTTCTCCTAGTGAGGAACAAGACTTGTCGGCTGATTTCAATGCTAAATCTGCTTAAAATCCAAGACTACATGCAGAAAGCTACTAGGGGGGAAGTCACTGTCTCCCCTAGTGCTATTCTTGACTTTGCAAATGAGTGCAAAGAATCCGTTGAAGTACAGATAAACAAGAGAAGAGAATACCGAATCAGAATGTCTGGACTAGGTAGACCTCTTTGTCAACAGTTGCTAGATAGGTCTGGTCTCAAAGAAGAGATGGATTACAATGCACTGTTTCGTTTTTTGTTTGGTGACTTGGTTGAATCCGTTGCAGTTCTTATCATGGAACAAGCAGGGGTGGAGATTGTTGAAAAACAAAAGGCAGTTGAATTACAGATTGCAGGACACAAAGTACAAGGCACACTTGATCTTATCTTAAGAGATGAGATGGGCATAGACAAAGTATGGGATGTTAAGTCTGCAAGTGAGTGGGCATTTAAATTTAAATACACGGGCTATGGTGGATACGACAAGATAAAAGAAGATGATCCCTTTGGTTACATAATGCAAGGACATCTGTATGGAGAAGCTACAGGCTTACCCTTTGGTGGTTGGATCGTTATCAACAAGTCTAGTGGTGAGGTAGCCGTAGTAGAAGCACCTGAGTGGCAGGATGAAGACAGACGAGTCTACATGGCTGATGCTGAGAAGAGAGTTAAAAGATTACTAGACCCTGACCCTGACTTTGTAAAACCATTCAAGTCTGAGTTTGAAACTTACAAGATAAAGGGTGAAGAGATAAGAACAGGTAATAAGATTCTACCTAAGATATGTAGCATGTGTGGATACCGATCACATTGTTGGTCAAAGGCAAAGCTACATGGTAAGATTACATCTAAGGCTAAGTCACAACCTAAAGTGTGGTACGATGTTTTGAAGAAGAAAGAGTTGTAGATAGAAATGCCCACCCTTATGCTACACGATTACCAAACAAAATTGTTAGAGTTAAACGATGAGGTTTACCACGTGTACATCGAATCTGATAAAGAGATAGGTGGTGGTAGAGATGTCGTATTCCTGCGTCAACATGATAGGGGAGTTCCCTTAACGTTACGTTCTAACTATGCAAAGTCAGGTACTCTTGAACCTGCATCTGAGAAGAGAGACACAGATAGATTAGCTAAACAATTCCAAACAATAAACTACACCATTAACTGTGGTAAAATTTTATGTGTTCCTATCCACCCTCTAGTAGAAGAACTTACCTTACTAGAAAGGTACATACCTAATATGGCAGAGTACATAAATAAACACTTAGAACATCTGAACTTAAGAATCCAAGCAGGAAGAATATAATAATGAAAACTAATGCAAGGTATAGGTCAAGGTTTGAGTTGGGGCTAGCCAAACAGTTAATAGATAAAAAAATTAAATTTGAATACGAGAAGCACAAGATAGTATATGTACCTAAGATAAGAACCTACACTCCTGATTTCTACATACCTGAGACAGACATATACATAGAAGCTAAGGGTGAGTTTGATAAGTCAGACAGAGTTAAGATGGCGTTAGTAAAAGAACAACACAAGAAGTTAGATATACGTATGGTGTTTATGAACGCAAAGAATAAAATCTACAAGGGCAGCAAGACTACCTATGCTGATTGGTGTAACAAGCATGGGTACAAATGGGCAGAGAAAACAATACCAATGGAATGGCTAAAGAAATGAAAAAAGAAAAAGATGTCTACATGACTTTAGAGAAGGACAAATATTATATTGTCCTATCTGAAATGCCAGAGGATAAGTTC